GTAAGGGGGCTACTGGGGCGCGATTACATAGTCCCTACCTCAAGGGCCCTAGTCGTGGCCAAGAGATCGCAGACCTAGCCGAAAGTATTGGCCTGCCTCTTTTACCCTGGCAAGATTTTGTAATCCGAGATATGACCGCCGTAGACGAGGCAGGGATGTTTAGGCGACGTACTAATTTATGCTTAACCTCACGCCAACAAGGTAAAACTCATCTAGCGCGTATGATGATGCTGGGGCATATGTTTTTATTTGATAGTCCTAACGTGCTTATTATGAGCTCGAATAGATCGATGGCCCTGGACACCTTTAGGCAAGTGGCCTACGCGATAGAGGGCTCAGCTGAACTCAGCCGCCAGGTTAAACAGATCAGATACGCTAATGGCACCGAGTCTATAGAGCTTAAAAATGGGCATCGCCTCGATGTAGTAGCCGCTACGCGTGACGGAAGTAGAGGCCGTAGTGCATCGTTTTTATACATCGATGAAGTACGCGAAATTAGCGAGGAGGCCTACCGCGCAGCTACGCCAACTACGCGCAGTAAGGTCAATAGCCAAACCCTGCTAACGAGTAATGCCGGTGATGCCTTTAGTACAGTGCTTAACGATCTACGCGAGCGCGCTATGTCTAACCCTCCCGAGACGTTTGGCTTTTACGAGTACTCAGCTCCGGCCTTTGCCAAAATAACAGACCGTAGCGCCTGGGCTTTTGCTAACCCGGCCCTTGGTTATCTATTCGATGAGTCGGTATTAGCTGAGGCCGTTAGTACTCAACCTATCGAAACTACAAAAACCGAGATGCTTTGCCAGTGGATTTCGTCTACGGCGAGCCCCTGGCCTCATATGTCCGTTGAGGATGCAGGCGATAAGGATCTAAAACTTGTACCTGGGCCTCTTACAGTTTTCGCTTTTGACGTGGCACCAAGTCGTAGAGACGGCTCGCTCGTTATGGGCCAAGTCCTTGCCGATGGTCGTATAGGCGTAGCAGTGCTTGAGGTATTCCACTCGGACGTATCTATCGATGAGATGTTTGTAGCTAACGCCATCGCTAAATGGTCAAAAATCTACTATCCGCGGCAGGTCTGTTTTGATAAATACACTACCGCCTCAATAGCCAAACGCCTCGAAGTAAATGGCATACAGATCACCGACATATCAGGGCAAAAGGGGTACCAGGCCTCAGGAGATCTCTACGAGGCCCTGGCGAATAAGAGGCTCGTACACTCGGGCCAAGATCAGCTCGTTACACATATGGCGAACTGCGCGGCAAAAGAGTCAGACGCTAGCTGGAGAATTATCCGCCGTAAATCAGCCGGGCCCGTAGATATTGCTATCGGCCTTAGTATGGTCGTGCACGTACTTACTCAACCAATGGGTGAGGCTAAAGTTTACGTATAGACACGCTAAGTATAAACGTACTTATGCTTGACAATATGGGAAAATGGGAGTTATGGGATTACTGCAAACTCTAGGTTTTAAGTCAGCTGATAAGCCGGCTATCGAGGCGCAATATGCGCCTGCAGTTATGGATACGACTTACGGATACGGATCTTTTAATACTAATAGCGCGTTTGGATATAACGGGCTAGGTATAGATCGTAATTTTGCTTTACAGGTAGCAAGTGTTGCACGATGCCGTAATTTAATTGCTGGAGTTATTAGCTCTATTGATTTAGCGCTATACAAAAAATCAACAGGAGAAAAATTAGGATCTCCAGTTTGGTTAGAGCAACCGGATATCCGCCAACCTCGAAGCGTAACTATTAGCGCTACCGTAGACTCACTTATATTTTATTCGGTCGCTTACTGGCGTGTTACAAGTTTGTACGCCGATGATGGACGACCTAGCGGCTTTGAGTGGGTAGCGAATAATCGCGTTACATACACTACAAACCAATACGGTACAGAAATTAAAGATTATTTTGTAGATGGCAACCTTGTACCTATGGCCGGTATTGGATCGCTTGTAACTTTCCAATCGTTAATACCAGGAGTATTACAAAGCGCCGGTACTACTATTAAAGCTGCTTACGATGTACAAAGAGCTGCAGCCGTTAGCGCTGCTACTCCGATGCCTACAGGTATCCTAAAAAATAACGGTGCAGATTTACCGGAGTCTCAAGTACAAGGTTTACTCGCAGCCTTTAAGAGCGCTAGACAAAATCGCAGTACGGCATATTTAACGAGCACTCTCGAGTATGTACCTACTTCATTTTCACCGAAGGATATGGCGTACGCAGAATTTTCGCAGTACCTCGCTACTGAAATTAGCCGCGCGATGAACGTGCCAAGCTACCTAATTAGCGCAGATATGAATAACTCAATGACCTACCAAAATATTTTGGATGGTCGTAAAGAGTTTGTAGCCTATTCTTTGCAGCCTTACATTTCTGCAATCGAAGATCGTCTATCAATGAACGACATAACTAATAGCCAAAACCAGGTGCGGTTCGCGGTAGACGATACTTTTTTACGAGTCGATGCTAAAGATCGTTTAGATATTCTTGAGAAAATGTTAAACCTAGATTTAATTAACGTAGAACAAGCCCGACAAATGGAACAACTCACACCGCTAGGAGATGCAAGTGCTACTAACGTTTAGCCAAGAGATCCAAGCCGCCGATACAGAGCGCCGTATCGTGTCCGGACTTGTTGCGCCATATGGCGAGATCGGCCACACAAGCGCAGGCCGCGTAATGTTCGAGCGTGGCAGTATTGCTATCCCGGATACCAATAAAATAAAATTACTATCGCAGCATCAACAAGATAAGCCCGTAGGTCGCGCTATTAGCTTTAGCGACTCTACCGAAGGCGTATATGGATCCTTTCGTTTAAGTATGAGCAGCCGTGGACAGGATGCTCTACTCCTAGCGCAGGAAAATTTAGTCTCAGGCTTATCCGTAGGGGTGGATGTAACCGCCTCTAAGCCTATGGGCGATTACCTGCTCGTCACGGCGGCCGTCCTAAAAGAGGTCTCGCTTGTTGAGAGCGCGGCATTTTCTAGCGCCTCCGTTGATGAAATTATGGCGGCACGTGCAGCGCTAGAAGCTGCAACAAGCACAAAAGAAAAAACTACTACTATTTCTACGACTATCGTAGAGATCGAAAAAGAAACCGAAACAGAAATGGAGGAGGCCGTGACCACTGCCCCTGAAAATACACCGGAGGAAACCCCGGTAGATACACCGGCCGAGGCTGAAAAGGTCGAGGCTGCTCGTAAGATTATCCGTCCATCAGTATTGGACTCTCAGCGCCTACGTACTCCAATCGTGTCTATGGCAACATACACAGAGCACAAGATCAAAGCTGCACTAGGTAGCGATGAGTCAAAGCTCTATGTAACTGCAGCTGATGATTTTTCTACAAACCCTGCATTTAACCCTACTCAGTACCTACAAGAGTTTGTAACTAACACTCGTTTTGGTACTCCTGCTATCGATGCTTGTTCACAAGGCGTTTTGCCATCAAGTGGTATGACGATCAACGTGCCATCACTTGTTACCTCAGCCGGCGGCGGTACAGGCGTAGCGCCAACCGTTACAGTAGAGGCAGAAAACGGCGCAGTATCAAATACAGATATGCAGACTGCATATTTGACTGGAACAGTATCCAAGTACTCAGGTATGGGTACGATTTCGATCGAACTTCTCGAGAGATCAGATCCAAACTTCTATGCTGAACTAACTCAGCAACTACAAAACGCGTATCTAACTACTATTGATACTGCAGTACTTTCAGCGCTTGTAACTGCAGGTACTAACTCAACTGCTACTACTGCCGATAGCGATGGAATTATTGCGTACGCATCTGAGGCTGCAGCTCTTGTTTACAAGAACACAGGCTATTTTGCTCAGAATTACATCGGTAACGCTGCACAATGGAACTTGCTAATGGGCGCAACAGATACAACAAAGCGACCTATTTACAACGCGATCCAACCAATGAACGCAGCCGGACAGGTAGGCCCTCAGTCTATTCGCGGTAACGTACTTGGCCTTGATCTATATGTAGATAAAAACTTTGCAGCTACTACAGTCGATGATAACTCAGCGATTATTTTGGCGCCTGAGGCATTTACTGTATACCGCAGCCCACAGGCTTATATGAGCGTAAATGTCGTAAGTAATTTGCAGGTGCAGGTGGCAATTTACGGATTTATGAGCACGATCGCAAAGATGCCTAACGGTATTATCAAGTTTGCGAAGGCATAAGCTAAAAACCTAATAGTCGGTAGGGCTCTTAGCCCTTTGAGCCCTACCGGCCCTTTTTAAGTGAGGAGATAACAGTGCCGGCCACATACGTAACCGAGGCAGAGCTACGAGCCAACCTTGGCATCGAAAATTTGTACTCCTCAGATATCGTAGAGACGTGCTGCCAAACTGCTCAAGATCTCCTAAATCAATTTTTATGGTTTGACTCAGCTCCAGTAGTCGGAGTTACGCTACAAAATAACGTAGCTACTGCGATGATCGCTAACCCTGCAATCTTTAGTACAGGGCAGTCTGTAACCTTGAGTGGATGCGGCTCAACCTTTAACGGTACCTACACTATTACCGGTACTTTGCCTTGGACTAACGGAACCTCGACTCAGCTGCCGTCTATCGCTTGGAATACTCAGGCGTGGAACTGGCCACAAGGTTACAGTTTTATACAGTTTACAAAGGTCGCCGCTAACGTAAATTTTCAGCGCATACTACCTTATGGCTCAGCCGTAGGAGCAGATACAAAAACTAGCTCTTATGCAACTACTCCGGCCGTACGCGAGGCCGCGATGATCCTAGCCGTAGATATTTTCCAAGCGCGCCAAGTGTCACAAACTGGCGGCGTATCCGTAGACGGTTTTAGCCCGAGCCCATACAGGATGGGTAATTCGATGATCGGCAAGATCCGTGGGCTCATCGCTGGATACACAAACCCGAATAGTATGGTCGGCTAATGCCTGCAGCGATTACTACACTCAGAGCCTCAGTAGCACAAGCTTTAGATAACCCTAACGCTTGGAATACTTACAGTTATCCGCCGCCAACTATTACGGCTAACTCGGTTATCGTCGCTCCAGGAGAAAATTACATCACGCCAAGTAATAACACGAACGCCGGTATCGCTCCTTTAGCGAACCTAAAAATTATTATGACGGTGCCGATGCTAGATAACCAGGGGAACCTGAACGGCATCGAAACTTTAGCGGTAGCAGTATTTAATAAACTAGCTGCCTCAAATATAGTAATGAATATTGGCAGTATGTCGGCTCCTAGCGTACTTAGCGTACAAAGTGGAGATCTACTAACTGCCGATTTTAATATCTCAATTCTCACGAGCTGGAGCTAACAATGCCGTACACAGAGGATGACCTAAAGTTTTTGCGAAAGATCGGGCAGATCGTAGATGAGCCTGAACCGGTTAAAGTAGCAAAAGCAAAGCCAACACCAACACCTACTACAGAGAGCGAGGAATAGGCTAATGGCCATATTCTTATCAAATGGAGTGGTCGTAACCCTTAACTCGGTAGACCTCTCAGATCACGTAACAAGCGCAACTATTAACCGCGTATTCGAGGAACTGGAAATCAGTGCGATGGGCGATACTTCCAGACGTTTTACAAAAGGCCTGGAGACTTCCACAGTAACTCTAGATTTTCTAAACGATACTGCTACCGGTGAAGTTCTACAGACTTTGCAGGCTGCGTGGGGTACTACAGTACCTCTAACACTTAAGCAGACTAGCGCGGCTATCTCAGCTACAAACCCTGAGTACCAAACTACAATTCTTGTAAATAACACTACAGATATCAACGGCGCCGTCGGAGATATCTCTACTCAGAGCATTACATTTACTTGTAACTCTCCTATCATCGTAGACGTAACCGTATAACCAACTAACAAAGGGGCAACAAATGGCACGACTCAAGATCACAAGGGCTACCGGAGAAGTAACAGAGCACCAAATTACTCCTCGGATCGAGTACGCCTTTGAGCTCTACGCAAAAAAAGGTTTTCACAAAGCCTTTAGAGATGACGAAAAACAAAGCGATGTTTATTGGTTAGCGTGGGAGTGTTTACGCACATCCGGCGAAACCGTTAAAACTTTCGGCGCCGAGTTTTTAGATAGTCTCTCTCGAGTCGAGGTATTAGACGACGAGCCTTTAAGCTAGGGCGAGATACCCTTACCTATCAGGTAGCGCAACTATCTATACGGTTAGGTATCTCGCCTCAAGCGGTACTCGATCTTGATGCCGAGATGTACAAGATGTTAATACAAGTGTTAAACGATCAAGCTAAGGAGGCCGAACTAAATGCCCGTAAACCTCGAAGGCGTTAAAGGCACCATTAAGGCGATCCGTAAAGTAGATCCGGAACTACTTAAAGAGATGAACACCGAAATTAAAGCGGCGATGATCCCTATTCGGGATAAGGCTCGAGGCTATGTTCCATCGCCTCAGCCGGATAATCTTTATGGCTGGAACGAAAACACTACAGGCCGAAATATTACGGCTCGTAACTCCTCGTTTAGAACTTTTAATACTGAGGGCCAGTTACGCCGTTTTCCACTTTATGACTATGAAACAGTTAAAAAGGGTATTTACTACTCGCAGGCTCCTAGCTCACGTAATAAAAACGGCTGGCGCGCTTTGTACTATGTAGCTAATCGATCCGCAGCTGGCGCTATTTATGAGACTGCTGGCCGTCTAAACCCTGGCGGATCTCCTCGTAGCCGATCGACTAACCCGGGCGCAGGCGCTCACTTTATTAGTCGTATGGGGCCTTTGTATGGCAGTGACCGCGCCGAGCGTGGTCGTATGATCTTTAGAGCTTGGGATGAGGATCAAGGTAAAGCTCAGGATGCAGTAATCAAAGCTATTACTAATACCGTCAATGCCTTTAATCAGGGCAGATACGCGCTGGCTGCATAATGGCAAAGTTACCTAGTTTATTAGTTAATGCCGTTACTACCTTTGACGGCAAGGCACTTACAAAAGGCCAAAAGCAGATACAGGGCTTTGAGAAAAACGTAAAAAAACTCGCCGGTGCTTTTGGTATTGCTTTTAGTGCTCAGGCTTTAGCTCAGTACGGTAAAAACGCGGTTAAGGCTTTTGCTGCTCAGCAACTCGAAGTAGCACAATTAACTACTGCAGTACGTAACTTAGGCCTAGCCTTTGCTACTCCTGAGATCGATCAATTTATAGACAAACTCGAAGCTGCTACCGGTGTAAATAGAGATCAGCTCCAGCCGGCTATGCTTAAACTTTTGCAGGTAACGGGCTCAGTAGCTAAGAGCCAAGAGTTACTTAATCTTGCGATGGATGTATCGGCCGGGACAGGTACCGATTTAGCCACGACAAGCGAGAAGTTAAGCCAAGCGTACGTAGGTAACTTTAAGGGCTTACGCTCGCTTAACCTTGGACTTACTCAAGCCGAGCTAGCCTCGTCAGATTTTGAGTCAGTACAAAAGCGCCTACAAGTTTTATTCGCTGGCCAAGCCAAGGTAGCCGCCGATAGTTATGTAGGCTCGATGAACAAGCTAGCCATCGCCTCAGAAAACGCTAGCGAAAAGATCGGTAAATCTTTACTCGGTGCTCTTACTACGCTATCCGGTGGTAAAACTATTGACGATACGATCTCTAAGATCGATACGCTCAGTACTGCTATCGCTGGCCTGATCGATGCCACGCTAGGGCTTAAGGCTGGCTCAATTCTGCAACAGTATTACGGCCTCAACGCTGGCAAGATACCTGGCGGTTTTGGTAATCGCTCGCTATCGGCTGGCAATCAAGATACACAAAAAGCCGATGCTAAGGCCAGGGCCAAGGCCGAAGCCGATGCAGCCAAGCGCGCTAAAGAGTTATTAGCACTACAGAAAAAATCTCAGATAGCCGAAAAAAATAAACTTTCGTTATCTAAGGCCGCTGCCGTTTTTGATACTCAGCGAGTCTCACTAGCTGCAGCTCTTAAGGCTACCTATGACAAGGAAACACGCCTACGCCTAGAGGCGCTTATCGCCATTGAGGAGGATAACGGGGACTTAGCCTTACGTAAGATAGGCGAACTAGCCGCGCTACAAAAGAACGCAGACTTAGCCAAACTAGCAGGCATTAAAGAAATCAGCGATGCAACACTATTAGCAATTAACACGCAGCTACTAACAGAGCTAACGGCAATTAACAGTAGCAAAATGGCCGAGGGCGATAAGGAGCTAGCACGTGAGGAGGCGTTTAAGAAGTATAACGCCGCCATAGTCGCAGCTGGTCAGTTAGCGGCTAAAGAGTCATATAGCGAGCGTATTCAGATCCAACTAACAGAGATCGCACGTTTAGCCTCTTTAAGTAAGACTACAAGCGCCGCCACTACTGCAACTTTATTACGTGAGTCTGCAGAATTATCGATGATCGACCGCGTAGCAAAGGCACAAAAGTTAGCCGACGATGCACGACTTAAGGCGCTACAAGAGTACATAGCTTTACTTGGCAAAGTAGGCACCGGGACTGGAGCAGGCGCAGGCGCAGGCGCAGGAGGCGGAGGCGGAGGCGCAGGAGGCGGCGGAGGGCCAGGCAGTGTTACACCGGCATCGACTCAATTAGCGACCCTAACGGAATTACGTAAAGGTACTACGGTCGGTACTGGAATTAACTTTTTATTAAAAGAACAGATCGACGAGTTAAAATACGGCTTAGAGACTACCTCTTTAATAAATCAAAGCGACGAGCGTACGCGCCTTACTCAAATGGGCCTTTTTGATACTTCCGGCGGTATAAGTAGTAGTTTTGATCCTGGACGTTTTAGGATGGCTGAAAATAAAATAGAGGTAACTATCAATACTGCCGTAGGAGATCCTGAGGCTATTGCTCGAGTTATCGAGGATGTACTAAACCAATCCACTTACAGGGGTACTTCGGTTAATCGAGGCTCCGGGGACTATACCGCAGCGTGAGTACCTGGCTCCCTGAGTGGAAAATAATTGTCGGTACGACCGTATACGATAACGTGCTTAGCGTAAATATGGCTACTGGCCGAGATGATATAGATCTACAGTGCAACGCTGGCTACGCTCGTATGGAGATCGTAAACGTAAATAACACTGCCTTTGACATCGATGTAACCGATAGCCTGACCCTTGAGCTTAAGAATAGCGCTGGCGTATACGTGCCGGTGTTTGGCGGACAGGTATCAGATTTTGGCATATCCGTACGCTCGCCTGAGGAAGTCGGCTTTGTAACAATCGGTAATATTTTGGCAGTCGGATCCTTGGCTAAATTAACAAAAGCCCTTTTCCCGGATGCTTTAAGCAAGGACTACGACGGCAATCAAATCTACGACATATTAAACGAATTGCTTATTAACTCTTGGTTTGAGGTAGCACCGGCGCTGCAGTGGGCCTCCTACGATCCTACGACTACTTGGGCCAATGCTGAAAACGTAGGACTAGGCGAGATCGATCAGCCTGGACTATACGAGATGATCCCACGTACGGCAGATCCGTTTAGCAGCTATAATCTTTGCGCTCAGATCGCGCAGAGTGCTCTAGGCCAACTCTACGAGGATAAAGCAGGCCGGGTATGTTACGCCGATGCCGATCACCGTACGACATACCTATCGGCTAACGGCTATACGACTTTATCGGCTAATTACGCTACTCCATCGAGCGTTAAATCAATCCTACAAATAGGCAAGATCCGTAACTCTCTTGTATTTAACTACGGCAACAATTACTCCAATCAGGCTACGGCCCTGGATGCCGACTCTATTGCCGTATATGGCCGCTATCAGCGCAGCGTAAGCTCTAACTTAGACAAGATAGCCGATGTAATCGATGTTATGGATCGTGAGCTAGGGCTCCGGGCTATTCCACGCGAGCAACTCCAGGCGATTACTTTTAGACTTGATAACACGAGCTTACCGGATGTAGAGCGAGACAAACTTATCGATGTATTTTTTGGTGAGCCGATAGTAATCAATAACCTACCGATCAATATGTTTAACGGATCGTTTAACGGCTTTGTAGAGGGCTTTGCAATTAGGGCTACGCCTCAATTCGTAGACCTTACCCTCACTTTAAGCCCTACAGATTTCTCACTGGTCGCGCCACAGTGGGACACGGTTAGTCCGCCTAGCCTTGTTTGGACGGGTGTAAACGCTACACTTATATGGCAGAACGCTTTTGGAGGTTTAACCTAATGGCAACAGTAACGCCTAATTTTAACTGGCCGGTGCCTACATCGACCGACCTAGTAAAGGATGGAGCTACGGCTATCGAAGCCCTAGGCGACTCCATCGATGCCTCACTTGTCGATCTTAAAGGCGGCACTACTGGGCAGGTACTTAGTAAAACCTCGGGTACAGATATGGATTTTACGTGGGTAACTACGGATGATGCTAACGCGATCCAAAACTCTATCGTCGATGCTAAAGGCGATTTAATATCAGCTACAGCAAACGATACTCCGGCACGCCTAGCAGTCGGAGCCAATGGCGAGACACTTGTAGCAGATAGTTCCACTTCAACAGGCTTGCGCTATAGCCCAGCCCCGGCGGTCGGCAATCCTGTAATTAACTCAGCGTTTCAAATCTGGCAACGCGGAACATCATTTACTAGCAACGGATACACCGCAGATCGCTGGCAAGGATTAACACCTACAAACATTACGATTAGTCGACAATTAACAAACGACACAACTAATTTACCTAACATCCAGTATTGCGCGAGATTAGCGCGAAGTGCTGGAAGTACCGCAACTGTTTATCCTCAATTGACAAATAGTTTTGAAACAATAAACACAATTCCATATGTTGGCAAAACTGTTACTATGTCTTTCTATGCTCGCGCAGGTGCTAACTTTTCACCTGCTGGTGGGCAGATGTCTGCATTTCTACAAACTGGAACAGGTACAGACCAAAGCGCAACAAGCGGATACACAGGAGAACAAAACCCTGTGGGTGGTGCAGTAACGCTAACAACTACTTGGCAAAGATTTTCCTTTACTGGAACAATTGCAACCAGCGCGACCGAAATGGGTATCAAAGTTTTCTGCCTAACGGCTGGTACCGCTGGGGCTAATGATTGGTTTGAAGTCACAGGTTTTCAAATTGATCTGGGTTCTACGGCACTACCTTTCCGTACCTATGCAGCAACAATCCAAGGAGAATTAGCCGCTTGTCAGAGGTATTACTGGCGTTCAACTGGTGGGAGTGTTTATTCTCAATACGCACAAGGTATGGCCGCAAGCACAACGGCTTGTCAAATGTTTTTACAATTCCCCGTGACGATGCGTACAAATCCCACGGCCATTGATTTTTCAACATTACAGGTAAATGACTCAATAACTCTTTACGCCGTAACTGGTCTGTCTTTAACTAATCCAAGTCCGTTTTCTGCTGTCATATCACCAAGCGTTGCATCTGGTTTGACACTTTATAGGTTGTATCAATTAGGAAATAACAACTCAACATCAGGCTACCTAGGAATTACGGCGGAACTATAAAATGGATAAAGTAACCTTTATTGAAATCGAAACATTAGGCGGAGTGGAAACTCACGCCATCATTGACAGAGGCAACGGAGAATTTACCTCAATGCTGAAATCAACCTATGAAGCACAGCAAGCGGAACAATCCACACCGAGCGTTACTAATGGAGACTAGCTATAACGGCTACCCGGCATCTAAAGATCCGGAAGCAATTAAAATAAAGTCCTACCTCGTAAAAGGTACGGATCGTAAGC